TAACCAATCTGAGCATAGTCACCGCTTGAACCAATCTTAGCAGAGTAACCGCTTGAACCAATCTGAGCAGAGTCACCGCTTGAACCAATCTGAGCATAGTCACCGCTTGAACCAATCTGAGCAGAGTCACCGCTTGAACCAATCTGAGCAGAGTCACCACCATTATCATTCAAGTCTGTTGATTTATTTACCTTAGATGGTGAGGTAATATCTTTCAACCACTCAATACCTATATTGATAATGTCAGCAAGTTTCAGCTCTGCCTTAACCTTGATGCGAGAAGAACAAACTTTTGTTGATTTATATTCTTTGTCAATTTTACCAGATTGCTCAACCTCGGCGAAACGAGAGTTAAGCATATTGTAATGGTCGAAAACTTCCAAAGGTGACTCACAAGCATGAAAACCACGGTTGCAACATTTAATGTCACCATCAATTTCATATTCCTTGCCTACTTCGTATTGAAAGCCTTGGCATTGCATATTTTTATCGAAGCCCTTGTAGGACTTTATTACTTTTTCTTCTTCCATATTCTCACTATTTAGCCCGAAGGTGTTAAACGCTAATAAAATTATCACATTCATTTACATCATCTGGCATTGCCATTTCATCCCACATATCACATCTACCTTTGTCTTGGTAGATGCAATGTCTGTTACAATGTCCCCTAGTATCTATTCTACTCATACTTACTTTCCTTTCTCAACGAATATTACATTCTTGTGATCTGAACGACTTCTTGCACAACAAGAGCCATAGAAATGTGGCATACAACAACCTTCTTTTCTTACAGTAAAGGCACACCCAAAACAGCTATCGTCAGTAGCTTCCTTAACAACCAATGTGATTTCTTCACCAACTTTGTATTCTTTCATATCACTCACCTCCTTTCTGCTTTGGGAATAAATCATCAATGTAGAGCCAACGAGTAATACTTGCTCCATGACTATAAGCAGTCCAATTAGTAAACAAAGCATCACTTTTCTTAAATGAAATGTAGGTATTAATACTTTCTGTTATCTTCGCCTCTGCAACAACTTCTGCAAACATTCTTGGCTCTTCACTAGCATCATGCCACAGGTCTTTCAAGAACTCTTGGATTGCCCAGTGAGCACCACACTTAAAAGCAATTAAGGCTTCGTCTTTATCCGTGATGCCTTTAGTAGCGGTATTAAAGCATCTTTTTGCTGCTTCTTCTACTTTCTTCCTATCTAATAACATAATCTACCCTTTCTTTTCATATTTGTCTAGTACTTCCTTAATCTCGAAATAGTGAGCCTTAACAAACTTTTCTATCTCGGATTTGGGCATTCTACCAATGACGGAAATCTGTCCGTCTCTAACAGATAGAGAGAAATATTCCTCATTGACGAATAGTATGTTTACATCTGAAAGTTCTTCCTTCATATCATTCCTCCACTACTTTATAAATTATACTTTTATTGTCCTTTCGCTCGGCTCTGCTACACTTGAGCTGCTTGCAAAAGTCATCGTACAAACTTTTTGCAATCTCGTCAAAGAAGCATCCGTCGCAACTATAGTTTGTGGTCTCAACAACCTCCAACGTGAGGCGAGAGCCAACTGGGATTTCTTCCATAGTTAAACCTCGTCGTTAAATTTGTAAACAAGTCCGACAACAGCCTTGATAAGCTCATGGTTAGTCATAGGCTTTGTGTCAGTATTACCAAGGTGAAGCTCGTCAATGATAAGACCAGCGACCTTGTTGATGTGTCCCATCTTAGACAGCGGAAAACGCTCGATGTCAGCAGCCTTGTCAAGATGGAAGCATTCACGCAAGTACTTTCCTGTAATATACTCACGGCTACTTTGATGCCGTGTCACTACCCATACGCCTTCAGGAAGTTCGTTTGCCTGGAATATGCCCACAGGCTCGTACTTTCCGTTGATGCGTTGGTAATAAGTCTTTGATACGTCAAGGTCTGGTATCTTGTATTCTTTATACCGTCCCTTGTTATTCTTCGTGTAAAGTTTTGGTATCTTAGCCATTTCGTTTCTTCTTTAAGTTATTGATTCTAGTTTCCTTCAAGTACTTCTCGGATTTCTTTAGTCCGAGTTTCTTTGCTTGCTTTGTCACCTCATAGACGGTGCGACCGACAATCTTTGCGATTTCCTTGTTGGGTGTGTCAGAATAAGCCATCTTCAATGCCCTAATCTGAACATCGTTCCAAGGTGTGCCAGTGTTGCAGGCAGGATTCTCTTTGTCTTGTCCGTCAATCGTAAGATTAAGTCCATTCATATCTACAGCTTGCTCCAGTGCCTTGTCTGCACGTTTCCAGTCCAAGACCTTCATACCGATAATCTCGAAGCCGAGATTGAACTTGTCGGGGCATTCCGAGAACACTAGCTTGTCAACCTTCGTCGGGTACAAAATTTCCATTGCGTTCCTCATTCGGGCGTGAACACCCTTGATAGGTGCGCTGAACCTCTCTGCGATATTGAAGACGTGGATGCCATTGTTCTCACGCATCACCTTTGCGAACTCGTTTACCGAAGAGGTGAGCATACCGCTCATTATCTCGCTCATAAGAATCATTGTGTACATCTTATGTTCCTTGACACCGTGCTTTAGAAACTGATTGTCGATTGCGAAGAAGCATTTCTGAACGTCTGGCTTCAAGTCGTCCTCGATGATGTCCGTGAGGTCTAGCCATAGCTGATACATCTGTACCTCGCTCATATAGTGCTTGAATGCGGCGATTAAATCGTCCGACTGTTCCTTTGCCTCGGTGAGACGTTTCTTAGCCTCCATACGGAAGATTTTCTTGTCCTCCTTGATAAGGTTGTACGTATCTGTTATCTGCGTCTGCACCACGGAAGCGAAACCACCTATCATAGTGTAGAAGAGCATATAGAACTTGCTCACCTGTTCTTGTGTTGGGTGATATAAAGGGACACCGTTGAGCACTGGTCTCGATGTTTTTGGATTCCAATTCGTCTGCATAGGCTTACATCTTGTTTTCGACCGCCAACGCACAGACGAGGCAGAAAATCATCAATACCATCAACCAGACGTGTTCGATTGCGAAGAACACCATCGCAAGCCCTGCCAACGCTGCGGAGGCGATGAGCAGGGTCATTACTATAATATGCTTATATTTCTTCATTCTCAACTTTTCTTTTGTAATATTTTCTGTTAGCACCACGACTCTTTGCTAGCATTCTCTCGTATTGCTCTGGGTTGTTTTCTTTCAACCACGCATAATGTTTGCGGCGATATTCTCTATTACGAGCCAGCTTCTCTTCTTTCGTGATTGTCTTTCGGTTGTTTGCAACGGACTGACTTTGCGCCTTGCGTATGTTGTTTAATATAAATTCCTTTGATTTCTTCAAACCAAGCATCTTAGCCCTTGTAGATACAGCCTTTTGTGTTCGTCTCAACGCCTTCCCGATATTGATGTTCGAGTTATTGGCATAGTTGTCCTTTAGGAACTTATCATCCGCATTCGTCCATAAGTTATCTAGCCTCATATCACTGCACCCCCTTTCCGTTGTCGTAGCAAGCCTTGTAGCTATCAAGTTGCTGGCTTACGTGAACCAGCTTGTGATTGTAGCTGTCACGTTCCGCTCTTGCCTTGCTGATGAAGACGAAGCTAACGATGAACGATATTACCACCGTGGCTATAATAGCAGCCCAAGGGAAGCGGTAAACCAATCTATTAATGCCACGACAAACATTGCGAACAATCACGATGTTGTAGCGTAAGATGTAGATGAACGCCTCCTTGGTCGTAGCGTCACCAACGAATGAAATTCTATTTTCCTGTGCCATAATTCCAAAAATTATTAGTTATCTTTTTCTACTGCACCAATTCGATGTTGATTGCCAGTACCCTGCCAACCAAATCTCCCTCGGTGTCGCCTTCGGGTGGTCTCTAAGCCACTCGTCGGCTTGTTCATTTACGTTCGCCATTGTCTGCTCGTTTTGATTCATTCTTTGCCTTGCCTTGAAGACCGCCAAGAGGATTTGCTGTCTTGTCTCTACCTGTTCTCTCACAATATGTTTCCCAGGTAATTGCGTTCTTCTTTGCCTCGATAGCCTCTTGCTTTTGTTTCTCGGCAAGTTTCTCGCTATCAACCATAGCACGTTGCTCAAACAAGATGTACGAATAATCTTTGAGACCAATCAGAATGTCTTGCGGATTGACGGTACGCCCTGCGTACAGCTTGCCATAGTCACCAAGCGAGAAACAATAAAAGAAATGCGTAAGCTCGGCAGGAGTAAGATGATAGTACTCTTGCCTTATCCTCGCTGCAAGGGCGTTCACCTGATAGACAGTGACGGATTCAAAAGCACCAAGGAACGTAAATAACTCGATGAGCATCTTCTTTATCCACCACTCGCTTGCGCCATCGGAAAACTTGTTGTCAATTTCCACGAGGGAAAGCCCTCCTTGTTCCACCGCTTGGTGTGCGGTCGTTATCATATCCTTGCGCTTCGATAATGCAGGATATTTCCAAAGGAAATCCATATATCCCTTGCCGAACCTTTCGACAGCCGCTGCGATGTCAGCTTGTGAGGATTGCTGCTGCCTTGTTAATTGCTTGCTGTTGTCTTGCATAACTATTAACACTATTGTCTTTAGGAGCGAACAAACCAGTGTAGTTGTTGCCCATTGAGAAATCTACTATCTGCTTTGCGTATTCGGGGTTTCCTCCGCTCATTTGCAGTAGTTTCTTCTTTAGGGCTGCAAGTCCACGTGGCTTGTACGATTGTTTCTTTTCTTTCTTGTAAGCCAGCCACTCGTCAAGAGCTTCTTGACACGGATAATCGCCTTGTGGCGGCTCTTCTATTTGGAAATCAGATAAGTCATACCCAAGGGCGAAAGCAGCACCCATACAGAAGATTTTCTGCTTTTCTCGGTCGCTTGGGAACAACTCGTTAGACTTCTGTCTTATTTCTTTAGGTAATATCATACGCCTAAGTATTTTTGTTGATTTTCTACATCATGCCGAATGTGAAGCAATGCGATATACTCGTCAGATGAAGGAAAGTCAAATCCTGTCTCTTCCTTAGACCAAGCACGAAAGTTGTCTATTGACTTGCTCATTTCGTCCTGCGTAAGGTCGGCAGAGGAACGTAGGTAAGTGTAAATCTCACCTGTGAACTTGTCTATCCCCTCTCTGACGAATATATCCTTGTTTGCGGTCAGCTTATAGAAATGCGTCTTAACTTCATCAAGTGTATAACCGAATTGTAAGCCGAAAGAAGATAGCATTGTATGTAAGTATTTGTTACTTTGTAACGAACGTCCTTTCTTCTCTGTAAGCTCAACCATCGAGCCTTTGTTTTGAAGCTCTACACATCTGTCACGGAACTTTTGAAGCTCCACTGCATTCTTTAAGTTGTACCACATATTTCACAATTAAATGCTTGCTTTATCATTTCAACCTTTGCATCAAAAAGGAAGGTCATCTGACTGACCTTGTGCATTGGGTGGTGCAGGCTGACCGTTAGGCACTGCGCTACGCATAGCTTGTTGTTGCGCTTGTGCTGCGGCTTGTGCTCCTGCGGCAGGATTGTTCGCTCCCCACTGCTGACCTCCTTGTTGGTAGCCTCCTTGTGGTGGCTGCTGATAACCTTGCTGTCCTTGGCGATTGATGTTCCAGGCACGGATTTGATTAAACCAACGCCCATTGTATTCGTGTGCGTCGATGTCAAAATCAACTGTCACGTTCTGCTCTCCAACTTGTGGATTGAGCTGATTGATTTTGTCTTGCCCGAACAAGTTAAGAACAACTCTCTTTGGATATTGCCCTGGGACTTCAACCACGAAATCCAGGGACTGCCATTCTTTGCCTTGTTGTGACACACCGCTTTTCAATGGGCATACCACAACGATGTTTCCTGTAATTTGCATTAATCTATCTTTGTGTTATATAAATACTGCGTTAAACCTCGAAACTCTGCCCAATCCAAGAATTGGTCTAAGAGATTACGAATATCTTGCTCCATACCATCGTATCGGCAAACTCTGATAGGAGGCGTGTGCGGAATAAGCGGCAAGCCACGAACATCATATCCGTGCTTGTCTATCTTATATTCCTCGAAGCAGAAGAGGTCGAAATCGAAGATGTCAGCCCCGAACATATCAAGATAAAATCTCCACTGGCAAGAGTCGTAATATTGCTTATCTTGTGGCGTACTATACTTTGTCTTAATGTCTCGAAGCTGCAAACCATTCACTACGTCGGCGCAACCAGTGACAACCGCCCTTCCGTAATCCTTATACTTTCGTATCTCGTGGAAGGCTTCGATGTTTTGGTAGCGATAATCAAGAGCGACCTTGATTTGGTTAAGGTCAAGAGTAACAGGGTAGCCATCTATGTCGAACGTGCGACCTTCGGGTACTGACTCTTGCTTCTCCTTACCATAATATGTAAATGTGCGATAACCAGCTGGAGCGACAACACAAGGCTGGCATCCTGTCTCTACTATTGCGTGGAAAGCCGAGCCAATGCGTGTATATTCGTTCCCTTGGAACTCACCTACGATGTTGTCTATAACGCTCTGCTCTGTTATCTCGTAGTTGTCATACTCCGATTGTTCGATGTATCTTCTGAACGCCTCTATCGTTGTCACACGAGCGAGTGGCTTCTTACTTTGCTCCATCGGCGTTTTCTTTAGCCTCATCCTTCTTGTCTTCTTTCTTGGCAGCAGACTTCTTTTCATCGGAAGGCTTAGTAAACTTGCCGTCGGCATAAGTAAAGCCCTTTGCGGCGAGTGCCGTGGAAATCTCATTGAAGAAAGGCTGCTTCATAATCTGAGGCAACTCCTTGCAGTCGGCGAGCAACTTGGCTGCGCCCTCATCATCCTCTACCTTGGCAAGCTCTCCACGCAACTTAGTGATAAGCTCGTTAGCCTTGCGCTGCGCCTCGGACTTAGACTGAATAGATTCCTTTACCTTCTTGATGATGTCACCCATAAAGGTAGCGAACTCTGGAGCGGTAGCATCAGGGATTTCAGTCAATGGAATCTGTGCTACATTCTTGCCGATGTAGTTATCTGTTGGCTCAAATGAGATATGGCGTTTTCCGTTAATCATCGAAATGTAACCAACTTGGTCTGCAATACGAAGAAGCAAGTCTTTGGATTGACCTGTGCAATCGGGCGAGTGCTTGATTACATCACCCTCGGAAGTTTCCTTATCGTGACAGATAAAGATGAGGTCTGAACCATTTGAACGAAGAGTTCCGACGAACGACTTAAATTCATCGCCCATCTGACCATATCGCTTCAAAGTGTTTGTACGCAATTTGTAGTTCATCTGACAAACATACTCAGACAAGAAATCGTCCAAAATTGCCTTGGCTGTATCACCGACGATAGTCTTGTAATCCTTGAAAGCAGGGATATTGTCAAGAACCTCTTGCCAAGTGTTTGCGCAAAGGGTATCTACACGTTGCACAGCTCGGTCATATCCGCGGTCACAGTCTAGTATCAGAGGCTTTTCTGCTGTTGTGGCAAGTGATGTCTTGCCTGAACCAGGCTGACCGTACAAAACAATAATAACAGGACGTTCTGGAGCAACGTCGTCTTTTTTAATGATTGGCATTTTATCTTTAATTTTTAAATTGTTATTTACTCATTCATATCTCCATTCCCAGTTACTACAACAGTAGTCTGTGAACCTACGAGCCTTTGGGTTGCCACACAAGCCAAGCAAAAGGCAATCGTGGCAGGAGTGCTTGTAGAATGGGTTTAGCTGACTTCTGTTCATAGTGAGAATGAATTAATGAACCTTATTGATGTATCGGAAATACGTTTCCACCATTACCGAGCCTCCCTTTCCGTCGGGTCGGTCGTAGTAGTGAGGAACTGCATCAAGCATCCTTCCCTCGCCCTCTTGAAAGTTAAGATACACGCTCTTCGCTTGCAGGGCTAGTACCTTGTCCCTGTCAAGCTCCATAAGGCAAGCGTGTATCTCTCGTTGGTGGAGAACCGCCTTTGCCATCTTTTCGGGCATATTGGCGATAATCTGTCCTACTCTACTCATCCGCTTCTTTTTTCTCTGTGTCGGAAGGCGCATGATGCTCGAATACGTCCATCACGTTCGTAAGGTTAAGACCAACTACATCATAATCAATCATCGTTTTGCCCATAACCTCGTCAATGTAGCGAAGCGCACGTGCCAACGACTTAGCCTGTACGAGATAAGTGACGTTTGAGCGTTTCTCCTTATCCGTCTTCTCGTCGATTGTGATAAACTGCAACTTTGCCTGGAACCACAAATCATCATCGTCTTTGTCTGAGAAGAAAACCTCATCAAAGGTCGCTTTCTTTGCGCTTGTCACTGCGGACTCGCCACTGATATATGCTGACATTTCATCAATGATTGATGATTCCGCCTCCGTGCAGGAAAGAGCATCCACAACGTAAAGTTCCTTTACGATTTTCTCGCTTCCGTCTTCCTGCGTTTTCTGATACTTGATTCTTGTCTCGAACCAAGAGCCTGTTCTTGTACGCATACCTTAGTCCTCCTCTGAATTAAAGATTTCACCTAAGGTAGAGATAAGAGGATTGTCCTCACCGAGCTTCTTCTTCAACTCCTCGAAGGACTTCTTGGCTTTCGCCTTTTCCTCTTCCTTTTTGTCGTTCTCAGCTTTAATACGAACAGCCATCTTAGTCTGGCTGTACTTGCAGAGCAGAATATCGAGTGCGAGAGCTACAAAGAACTCGTTGCTCGCATTGCGTTGTTTCTCGTCTTCAACCTGTGCCACGTCACGAACGAACTCATCAGAGTCCTCTACAATCAAGCGAACATCCTTGAACTCTTCAGGAGTATCCGCTGCCTTGAACGCCTTGTCGATAAGTGCTTGCTTGTCGATGATAACACTTACCTTAATCTTTTCGTTTGCCATAATCTTATGAATTTAATTAAACAATATGTTACTTCAATCTATACGAGCGAGCCAACTTCAAGTAGTGTTCTTGGTTGGCTCTGTAATATTCTCTTTGCTTTTGCAGTCGCTCCTCACGGTGTGCCATATAGCGTTCGTGGTCGAGCTGGCTGCGTCTTGTGTTACTTCTCATATAACTCAACTATATAAGTTACCGCATTGTTGCCTCCACCTTTATAGATGGTAGCACACAAACAGATTGCTTTATTCTTCCCCCCCCTTATCTGTTTTTTTATCAATTCAAGTTGATGATTTGCTATCATTTCTCAATCAATTCTAAAACGAATGGTCGTAAATCAAAACCACCTACACCATGCGAATAAAACGCTGTTAGAGTGCCGCATTTAACGTATGAGGGGGTGAACTACGACTGATTTGTATAGCGTTGGATAGAAAACTATTCTACGTTTCATATAACTCAATAATCATATTATCCTTTGATACGGAAGTAAGCGAAGATGATTTATCACCTCTCACCTCTAATTTCTGAAAGTGTGAGGAAGAAAACCAATCACCATCGCTACGACCTCGTATTGCTATCACTTGACTTCTCATAAATATCTATCAACATCGGATAAAGTTGCTTCTGTGAATAGTAATGACTTAACCCTGTTGTTATACAAGGGCATTTCAGATTACCCCCCCCAATTCTCCAAGGGCTTTGAATAAGCCATACCTACGAGTTTAGCTTGTCTCATACATATCTTTTTCCTTTCCGTAGTAGTTATCGTGAAGCCTTTGTTTCTCCAACTCGTAGCCAATCGTGGCTATTTCTTGCTTTTCCTCATCTGTAAATGAAGAGTATTCCGAATAAGCATTCATATACTCCAATGCTTCATCAATGCTTACTTGTGGCTCTAAGAGATAGTCTTTCAGTTTGCTGTTATCCGTTTTCTCCATAAGTTGTGCGACAATACCATCTTTAAGGTAGTATTTATCCCCAGCTTCACATTGAAGAATATCCTTGATAACAATTCCACTATCCTTTGGCTGCGGTATATCTGTTTGGTATCGTGGTAACTCGAAAGGGTCTTCTGAGAAATCAAATAAACTTGTGCAACCCAAATCCTTAACCTTGATATTACTCCAATAGATACGCTTTCTGTTCTGTGCGGAAACCAACGCTGAATTGATATGTACACCACGAACACCGATTGCGTGAGATAAACATCGTTCCCACTTCTCCAGCATTTCAACGTTCTCCAAGAAGAAATAGATATTTGGATTGAACTTGCGTAATTCCGTTAGGATTCTCATATATTCCCAAAAGAGATAGGACTGACCCTCAAACTCGAAACCTTGCGATTTTAACTCCAAGTAGCGGTCGAGAGTGTAAATCTCCTCTCCTTGCGCTGTACTCATACCTTTCATCTTTCCGCTGAAGCTGAATGACTGGCAAGGACTTCCGCCGCAAATGAAATCAGGAACACCATATTCTTGCACCAATGCTGCCACATTAATATCAGTTACTGACCCAACTTGTATCATATTAGGAAAGTTCTGTATCTCTGCCTTGATTGCGTACTTATCTATCTCTGAACTGATAAAACAGCCAACGTCTATACCTAACTCCTTCAGTACGATACTTGCACAACCCATACCATCAAACAACGACCACACCTTGATGGGTCTATCAAACTTTGGCAAGAAAGACCAACAATGCTTTATTGTATCGCATTGCCATCCGTTTCCGTCTTGTTTGTAGTGTTGGCTTTCGGAAATACCGCTCCAATCGTACCATTCGGGAACACCTTGCAGTCTATCACATTCTGTAGGCGTGAGCCTTCTGATAGCCGCAATGTATGTAACACCATTGATAGTAACCTCGTGTCCTTGCTTCTCGCTCGGCATACGTGATTGAAAGTCTTTGAGCTGTTTTTCTCTAACCTTGTAGTAAAGCTCCGTTGCTAATTGTTTCTTATTCATATCTCGAATAACTTTAAGACAACAGCTTTGTCTGCCTGTCGCCCGAAGTTTTGTTGGGTAATCAAACATTTTGTCTTAGAATTACCCCCCCTAAATTCAAATCGTTCACCTGTCGTTGTTGGATATATGACTGCTTGCTTCATACTCATCTGGCTTCATATCCGCCACCCCGAACATCATCGCCAACGCTGCGCCAACGATGAATATCAGACAAGTGGCAAGGAAACTAAAAAATAATATGCTCATAATAATTTGATGTTAAGTCGTTCTGCGGCTATTGCAACAATATCGGTTGCGCCCTGCAAGTAAGAAACTGCGATAAGGTCTTGTAGTAAGATAGTCTCATTGACGTTATCCACGCCTTTCGTTAGCTTCTCTGCATAGGCGTAAGCCATTGCAACCGCTTCCTTACTGAACCTAAGTTCCAAAGCTGTTCTATTCTGTATCATTTTCCAAATATTTTCTTGTAGATACCTTCCCTTGCCTCTCTTGCTCCACGAACGTAAGCGGCTGCGGCAAAGTCCTTGCATTTATCCCAAAACTCCTTGTCCTCCATAACGAGACCGTCACCAGCCTTACAGGAGTCAACGAACTCATACGCACGTTCCACAACATCTTGCGGAATGCCAGCGTTTATCATCTGTTTTCCGAAATCTGAAATCATAGCTCAAACATTTTTATCGGCTTTTTACCAATCGTTAGGTGGCAGAAGGCATTGATAGCCTCCGCCGCCACAACGATAAACATTAAACAAATCAAATACGTTATGTAAAAGAAATTCTTCATACCTAAGCTGTTATGTTGACAAAAGAAGTTACAAAATCATCAATCTTGCTTAATCTTGGAACAACCGCTATTTTCTTTTTCAGTTTAGAGATACGTTTTTTATCTTCGCCAAACATATCGAAGAAACTAACAACGCCACCAACGAAAGGGCGAAAAGAGTAGTATTTAGGAAGTAACGGCTTTATATAATTCAAAAACTCAACTATTTCCTTGTGATAATTACCAGCCTTCTGCAATTTACCTTCCTTGAAAGGTTTTGACCCTGTTTTTCTGTCGCTAAATACAAGGATGGCATTCACCAAAGAAAGTTTAGTTTCTTCCATAAACTGTTTCAACTCAGCATAAAGCGGATAGCCTTTAGAAACATAATACTGAAACCATTCCTCTTGTCTCCAAGGTGAAGCACAAGTGTTTATCACTTTCATCGCTTGCTCTGGGTCACCATTGTAAACGACATAATAAATTGGCATTTTCTTTTCCTTGCAGACCGAAAATCTATTCTGTCCGTCAATGATATTCATTTGCTTGTCAACTATAATCGGACAGTAAGGTGTCAAATCTAGCTTCTCGATACTTTTTGAAAGCATCCTGTTTGTTCCTACCGCTCTGTTATACGACAAAAAATGAAACTTGTCGTAATCTGCTGTTACAAAAATTTCCATATACTCAACCTCATAAAATAAAAATGAGCCTCGGCAGTCGGCAAATTTCAAGTGATGCAAGTAGAAAAGATTCAACTCGGTATGTACTTATCGCTGATGGTCGGTCAGCACTGCCTCGGCTCTGTTTTGACCTATCCTAAAGAAATTTGTGGAGATTGGTGGAATCGAACCACCTCGTAAGCTAAGATGTGTGCAGTATTGCCAGCACGCACACAAATGGCGATTGAATTTGCTCCCATCCCAGTGGCTTTCGGTCAGACCCATAATAAAAACCCTCCTAATCGCTTGTATGTTCGTACTACCCAAGATACGTTAAACAATCTCCAAATGACCGACGGTTGCTGCCAAATTTTAAGAGTAACAAGCAAATGAATGCTTGCGAATGCTTATCCTTTTCCTTGCCCAAGGGAACAGCCATCGGTCGGTGTGGGCGTTGACTGCTGAATGTGTGAGAAGTTTGCGAGTAGTTTACACTGCTTATCAACTCTTGCCCAAGGAGCACACCCAGTAGTCGATTGTCGGGCTAGGTACTGATGTTATCTTTTAAAAAAGAAATCCAACCTAAAAGTAAGGGAGGCGTGTCCCAGGCTATTTAATCTCCTGCGCCTCACGTAAACGCCACGCCTCCCTTTGTACGTGAGTATATTCACTCGAAAAAATGAAAAGTATTTCCAAACAAAGTAATCGGTGCAGTGTTCCTACGCCTTTAATCCGTCGAGCCACACCAAGCTCTACCGCACCGATTGATGGTGTGCGTATGCTTACACTTTAAATCCTTTTTCCTCGAATGCCTTCACCGTCTGGTCTGCTTGCCACACCGCACCCATCGTGAACACCACCATAACATTGATGATGGCTTTCTCCGTTGCATCCTTGCCAAGAATATCCACGGCGAATTTCCTTGCCGCATCCTTTAAGTCTGCGTTGCGGTCAAGAAAATCGTCAAACATTGATATTGTCTTTGCCATATTAAAACAAACTTGCTTGTGTATATTGTTTTCGTTTCTCTAACTGAGGCGACACCTCGAACAAATCGTTACTAACGTACCTCTTCACGTTCTCAACTCCTTGCGTATAGATTTGCTTCTTAATCTCGAAGCCATACGCCTTGCGCTGCATCGAAGCTGCTGCAACAATACTACTGCAACTCCCTGCGGTAGGGTCGATAACAACATCGTCGGGGTCAGTGAACAAACCTATCAATCGCTTCAAAAGTGGAATCGGCTTCTGAGTTGGATGGCTCTTTGGCATACCCATATCTCTCGGAAACTCCATACAATTCATAACCATTTCTCCGTGGTTGTTGAACTTTGGTAGTTTATCACGATAAAGAATCAATCCATACTCGCAATTACCAACAACCTTCATATTAGCTTTCAAGACTTGTGGAGAGTAATTCTTTCTGAACACCAAAGGTATGCAGCCTTTGAAACCATATCGCCCCCCCAATTCCTTGTAATAGAATTGTTGTTCCCATCCACAAAAGATAACCATACAAGGAGCTTTACCTTTCTCCTTTGGCTCTGGTCGCAACATCTGTGAGCAGAAGTGCATAAACTCGGCAGGACGGAAATCTTTGTCTGTATCAAAGAACTCCTCTCCAGCAAGGTCGCTCTCTCCGTTCTTGTTATCTCCGTTAATATACCAACTAGGATTGCTTGCATAAGCATTAACCCCAAGGTTATAGGGTGGGTCTGCTATGATTAACTGAGCCTTTGGTATGTTGCAGTGTCCGAAATTTTGAAAGTGTGTGTTAAACACTCCAACCCTATTGTGAAGCATACGAAACTCTGGCTCAATATCCAATTTTACATCTTCAACTGTATGTTTCATTTCTCAACCTTTATTTACTATTTTATAAAAGGAGGCTACGTTCCCTAATTTATCAGTGCAACACGTTTTTATCAGCCAAACTTTAGGAACAATTTACGTGCTGTGCATTTCAGCTCTTCCCAGTGAGCAACTTGACCTCCAATATAAATGCAGTCGTAACCGCACCTATGGGAAATTCACTAAACTATGGAATATAAATAAACTAACAACTTCGAGAATAAGACAGCGGAAGAGTGTTACCTCCTCCGCTGAATGTCATTCCAAGTCTTGCCTTGGATTAACCTATCTATAAAAGAAAAGACGTTCACTGCGGTTTGCGTTGTAGGCATCTGTCCTACGCCAAATTCTTTCAATAATAGCAATCATAAACAATCAAATAATCTTCCGCTCAGGAGTCGATGGTAGTAATCTACAAAGACTGTAATAGCCTTTGAGCACTTCCATAAGAGCAACCTGGACTTTCACCAGGATGGTGTCCTTTACACCATAATATTAATTGTTAATACTATATTTACTTAAATTTGTTGTTCAATAAATGAAACAACGCTCACTTTAAAGTGAACACTACTCTCGCTCGAATAGCCTAAACTATAATGCTGCATCCGTCAGGTGGGTAGTCGATGATTTTCCACTCATTCTTCTTGATGTGGATAGCCTCTCGAAACACCATCTTCGGGTCGCCACGATGTCGTTTTCTGTTGTGGGCGACAATCTTGCTTATCATTCCCTTTGCGGTTATTCGGAACTCACGAAGGGTGTGCGTGTAATTGCTTTTCACGTCACAGACGATGATTTTATCTCCCTCAAAGAAGATGAAATCGGGCTTGTAACCGTGACCGCTCACCATCAATCTTCTATCGTACCGAACCTTTGTTTTCAGTTGCTTTGGCACTCTCATATAGATGGATGGAAAGATGTTCAGCTTCACTTGCCTGTGTATGCAAGAGACGTTCTTGTCTGCAAGGAGTATCTGGTGATACTGGCATTCTTCCCTGCTGTCGTACTCTGTGCCATCACGTGCCAAGTACTTGTGTTGTATTACTCTTGCCATACGCTAATAATCTTTGCACGATGTTTCAGAAGGATTCTTTACAAGTGAAGAGTAAGCATCACACCCGAACCTTTGAACCTCTCCAGTGGCATACTGGACTATGTAATCTCCAGTTCGGGCAATCAAGCTGCCCCTTGTGCAGTTATCTTTAATCTGCACCGTTATTTCCTTTTCGTCCTCGCTAACGTCTATCCTCTGCAAGTACTTTAGCTTTCTTAGCTTCGGAAGGTCGTCACGATGAACCCTAACACTATCTATTATCTTCATTTTATTTTTGATGTATCTCTGTTAAAAACCTTGGTGTAGGCTGACTTAACAACCTATCACCAAGGGAAAACAGTAAATAAAAATTTCAACTAATGGTTAGCAATCTCCATCGTGGTCTCTGCGGTATCGAGCCGCATTCTCTTGGCTGGTAGGAAAGCTACGTAAGTAACTCGGTCGGACAATTAAAATCCAACGCCAAGCGCATTACCTTTATGCTTTGAGACCTCAATCCTCTCCACTTGTCGCAAGCGAAGAGGAAAAAATAAATTTCAAACAATCTTTTATGAATTGGCTTTTATCACCTTTTCGTAAAAATTCAGAAACCACTCATCCTCACGAACGAATGGAAACACAAACAACCTTTTTAAAACTTAATAACTAATAACCTTCAAAATCGAAATAAATATTTAACCTATATAACTAAACTATTTTCCTCGCTCGGAAATAATGCCAATGGGATTTATTACTTTGGAGGCGATGGAGGAGTCGAACCTCCGTCTTTCGGTGATAAGATAGGTATCACTGATTACCGATTGTGTTTTCCCACGACACCAATCGCCTCTTTATCATATGAGAAGAAATTTTATCCTTTTCACGTTTCCGTCCTTTCATTCCGTCCTTTCATTATTCATAACATATCCTAAATTCCGTTATGTTGTGTGCTTATAGTCGTCGAACCACTAGGCATTGAAGCCTACCAGTCGCACATCAGACTCAAATGCTGAAACCAACATTTGGCGAGACTCCTCAACAAGCGAAGCATATTAGGTTTGCTTTGTCCGCTTGGCAGGATTAATAACTCGTCTTTTCGTATTACGTGCGTCCTTTCACACCGTCATGGATTGTTAGTCTCGTGATGTTACTCTCTACACGCATACTTTCTGTGCATTTTCAATATTTCAAAGAACTTTTCCTCACTTTCATTCTTTTGTAGTCTCTGCGGAATCGAACCGTCGCTAACTGAACCAAAATCAGTTGTGCTGCCACTACACCAAGAGACCGTTTTGGGCGAGTGACAAACGAATCAAATAAAAGGTATGAACTCGCCCTAACCTCCACGCCTGGAGAATTTCACATATGAAACAATCAGAAGCGCATCACTGCGGTATTGTATGTTCACAGAACACATTTTATGTAGTTTTATCCAAAAGTACTACTTAGTACACTCTGTTACTCTCAATCAGATTGTCGATGTCCTCCTTCTTGAAGAAGGCAGAGTTACCGACCATATAATGAGGCAACGTTCCGCTTTTCCGAAGGCTCACGATGAAGCTCTTGCCCATACCAAGATATTCGGCGGCTTCCTGCTGCGATAGCCATATCTTCTCGACTGGGATTATCTGTATCTTTTTCTTCGGTGTCATAGGCTAGTCCCTTAATGCGAAAGTTGCAGCAGATAAGTAAGCCATCAACTCTATACAATCTTGTTTTGAAAGCAGAGTTTCGATTTCTTTGTCACAACCGTCGTTTATATTAAGTACAACAGCATCATAAACAATCGGGATTGCATCTTCAGTTTGCTCTGTTATAGTAGTTGTGCGAACTGACACGATTCTGTCACAAACAGAGCCTACCTCGGCAGACTCGAACATCACATTCTCTGTATTCTTATTTACAGAAGAACGCCTTGAAGACCAAATTCCGTGAAAGAAATTGCTTCCAGCATCTGCTATCTTTTTAAAAAAAAATTTTTCTTCCATAACTTAATCGTTTTGATTATTGACGCTCTTAACCATTTTTGAGACAATATCGAACATTTTACCAAGGAATCCGTGCTTTTCTGCAACATCAAGACTACTTTGAGTCTTTTTCTCCTTGTAGCTATTAATACTTATATTATAAGCATAATAGAGATTGTTATATATGTCGTGCCAAATGTCTTTCTGAGGAGTATTCGTAGCAGCTGCATATTGATTAACCAACCGACGAATTTTGTTACGCATTGAAATCTCGGGCACCTTATTCTCGGAAACCTCAGCTTCGAGAAGCAACTTCCCATTCTCGATACGTTCCTGTTTTATCTCTGCAAGTTCTCTCTTCGTGTCAGCAACATCACGCTCTACATTTGATAAGCGATGCTCTTGTTCTACAAGCTGATTAATTGAGATTTGTAAAATCTCCAGCTGTGTTTTTGGCTTCATCGCCGATTTTATCTCTGCTTCCATATTATTGAAAGCTTTAATGTAATCGAGCTTAAACTGCATTGCTTTCTTGCCAGTAAAACCCATTACCAAGAGCGAAAAACCATCTCTGTTCATCAAGAACATTGGATATGTTTGCCTATTCTGCTCATTCACGTAAGTAGTTTCCTCAAACATTGAGGTCTCGTCATTTTTAACGATACCATCGTCTAGTATCTTTCTTATTGCCTTCAACACATTGTCGTGCGATTTTTCAAACTTTTCGGCAACCAATAAACTACTTGTTACTGCCTGGTCGTTTTTTCCACGGAAAACTATCTCTTCCATTTTACCTCCTATATTTTTATTCTTTTACAAGCATCTTTTGCAAGAATGCTTTTTCATTCTCCAGACACTGCACTCGTTCTTCAAGTCGTGCCTTTTCAATCCGTAATTGGGTTGCATCATCGAGATGTATCATTATCGGCTCAATACCTTTCCCGTAAGCGAGCCATTGTAGGTCGATATTCAGCTTTCCACATATTGCCATCATTGCGGCTTTTGTGAAGTTGCTTTGACCTTTCAACATCTTTGATAGATTTGAGCAATCAAGACCAACGTCAGCCGAGAACGACCTTGTGGACTTATAATTGCCAAGCTCTATAATCTTCGCAACCCTCCGACGAACATCTTCTTGATTATACTCTATCTTCATTATTTTTCTTCAAATAACTATATTTAACCAAAAAAGTTTGGTGAAACGAAGCTAATTGACTATCTTTGCAGTGGATAAATAGCTTAGACGGTGTTTTACACTCCGTCCCACCTTTTTCGTCTTTCAGTGTTGTAACTGATTAACGTTTGCAAAGGTACGAAAATAACCACAAATAACCAAACATTTCAAGAAGAAAGTTTGGTTATTTAACCTATCTTTGCAAAAGGTGGCGCGTATTGTGTAATTTCTAAACAGATTTTAAGAATTATGAATGATATTGCGATGAACTTAAAGACTTGCTTCGATATAAGCAAATTCAAGTCGATGAGCCAGTTCTGTAAGGTGATAGACATAGACCAGTCCAACCTCAACAAGAAAATGAGTGAAAAGAACACTAAGTATTCTTTCACTAAAGAAGACATACAGAAGATATGCTATAACCTTGGGCTAAGAAAGGAATGGCTTGTAAACTCAGAAGGAGAAATGTTCGACGACAAGGCATCTGTAAATCCGTCTGACTGGGTGTTCGGCAAAGACAGGACTCCTAATATTAATATGGTGAACACAGATAGCGCACACCATAACAAACAGATTGTGAACGATACTTCCGACAGCGAGGTTAAGCTACTCCGAGAGCAGATTGCAGACCTACGAATGCAGCTTATCAACAAGGACGCACAGATTAAGCAGCTACTCGATATGCTTGCAAGCAACAAGTAGGATTGCGAACAATGTGCGAACAAGAAAACCATCAATACAATATAAATATTTATAAATCAGTAAGTTAATAGAGTTATATATGATTTCAGTAACGGACATCACGATAACACCACATAACTCGCTGATTTTCAAGTTTAATAATTTAATTCACGTTACGCTAAAAGTCTAAGAAATCGCCCGAAAAGCCCCGTATTTCGCATTAAATCATATAGTTTGTGCGAACAATATGCGAACAGAATAGGACTATACAAACAGACTGATGCGTGAGGTAACGAAAGGAAATCTGACAATGAAGATTTATGTAAACAACAGAGATTTCAAGGTGTTCTTTGTAGTGACCCACAAATACAAGAGATTCAACATCTACACTGGGTTGCAGACAACAGAGAAGTTCACAGGTATGGTGTTCCCCAAGTCGGACAAGAATGCAAAGGCTAAGACGGCGAGACTAGCTAATCTATATACAAGAACGGAAGATTACATTCTGAGCCACCAGACGGACACGCCCGAAGAAATGAAGCTGCACATCGGTGAAATCATCAAGGGAGCGAAGAAAAGCGATGCAAGCTCGTTTGTAAGCTACATACGTAAGGTTGCGGATAGCAAGGGCAAGTATAACACCAAGCGCAACTATGAGCGTGTTGCACGAACCGTTGAGGCTTACGACAAGGACTGCACTTTTGACACAATCACCAAGAAGTGGCTTCTTTCGTACATCGAGCACGAAAAGAGCAAAGGTCGAGTTGTCAATGGCATACAGACTGACTTGCAGATAATGAAGTTCGTGTTCAACAAGGCAATGGAGGATGGACTCACGGACAAGTTTCCGTTCCGTGGCGTGGCAGTAAAGAAGGAGCAAACCAAAAAACGCTGCCTAACACTGGAGCAGCTACGAGCCATAAGAGACTTCAAGCTGACTGGCAAGAAGGCAATGTATCGTGATTGCTTTATGCTCTGCTTTTATTTGATAGGCATTAATATATCCGACTTACTTTTCTTGCCCAAGAACGCACTGAAGAGCGGACGTATATCGTACAAGCGCAACAAGACAGGCAAGCTGTACGACATCAAGGTAGAACCAGAGGCGATGGAGATTATAAACCGACATAAGAGCAGGAAGAAAGACTTTCTCCTTAGTTTCTTGGAAGAGGCAAATACAACATACACCAATAGGTTTGCCAACAATATGGCAAAACACCTACGCACCATCGGCGAGAAGGAGCGGCACAGCTACTATGTTACCGTCCACCCAATCGAGGAAGGCATAACAAGTTACTGGAGCAGGCATACCTGGGCGACGATGGCGAGCGAGATAGATATACCTATGGAGGTTATCGGTCGTGCCTTGGGGCATTCCCTTTGGGATAATGCGGTCACATCTACCTACATCAAGTATGACACAAGGAAGGTCGATGAAGCTAACAGAAAGGTTATTGATTACCTTAACTCTGATTTAGTGTAATTTATACACTAAATAAAACTTAAAATGCGTTTTGAGTTTTCTGAAAGGGCAAATAAAAAAGGGGAGGCTACTGACCTCCCCGATTTGCTATTTATCATATCCGTGCTCCTTTGCAACTTGCTTGTTGTGCTCGTCGCCTAAGATATTCTGTATCTGCTTTCTGTAAACCAGCACACCGTCCAAGAACGAGTGAATATAAAGCTCGTTGTACTCGTATGGAATCGTAATAGGTTTCTCTATCCATTCCTTTGTTACCTGTACATTGTTCAACAACGCACCCACAAGTCTCTTCTTCTCGCAGTCGAAGCCTTGTGTGTAGCCAGCGGCAAACGGAGTGAGCGACTTGAAGAACGGTGTCGGCTGCTCACTTAGCTCCTGTAGTCTCTGTTTTAGAGTCTTTGTTTGATTCTGTTCCATCATTATTTTCCTTTTTGATTTCATCCATCATTTCGTGGAGTCGTTTCACCTCCTGCTCATAGACAGCCCTAAACGACTGGTCGTGGTTAAGAAACAGGCTGAGGCTCTTCTTGCGCTGCATAAAGTCAGCCTTATTCTTGTAAATCATACCCTGCAATGATGTCAGTCTGTGTCGCTGCATTTCAAGTTGAAGCTCATCATAAGCCCACTGAACAGTCTGAATGGCTCTCTTCTCGTTCTCGTTGCAGTCCTTGGCAAGGTCATAAAGCTCCTTGTTTCTTTTCGTTAGCTTTTTTATCTGTCTGTTTTTCAAGAACAGAGCCAAGTTACAGAACGAAATCGCCAAACATAGAATACCGATAACCCAATCCGTCACAAAGAACATATAGATTGCCAGTACAGCGTATGCGACTGCAAATATTACAGAACTATCCCCAAGCCAATTCTTAATCTTTTCTTTCATATTCTTTTTCTGTTAAGTGTTTGTTCAATCTGATGTAGTACTCCTCCAGGCTCTCCTCACTTTTCTTGAAGATAAGGTTGCGCTCTTCCAGTAAGTCAGAAAGCTCGTAGTAAGTTTTGTTGCCGAAGTTACGAATATTCTTCAAGTCATTCATACAAGTGTACCTTGTAAGCAAGTCCTCGAATGTATCAATATCCCAAGACTTTAGGCAATTCAGACAGCGGACTGATAGGTCGCAATCAATGAAGCGAGTGGAGAGTATCTTTGGTGGAAAGACAATATCGCTTATCTGTTTCTCGCCGTGCTCGACACGGAATGTATCGTAGTCCTTCTGTAACGCCTTGATTGCTGATTTCAGAGACTCGACCTCTTCTTTCAATTCCTTGTTGGTCTTGATGCCCTGTCTTATCTCTTTTGTTTGTGTGTAGAACTTTTGGCAAGCCTTTCTGATTATCTGTCTGCATCGTTCTGGAGTTAAGCAGTACTCTTCAGACAACTCCAGTAAGGACTTATTTCCATCATTCAGAAACGCCATCAAGAGTTTGTATTCCCTTGCCTTTAAGCACGGAACAAGGCTTGCCTCGTAGAGGGCTGTAATCATATTTTTCACATCCTCGTTGCAAGTTCCGTAGTTATGCTTGAAGAAGAGTGCCTTACGCATCTCTGCCAGCTCATCGTTCGCTTGTTCCTTGGCAGCTTTTATCTCTGCCAGCTTCTTGTCAAGCATTTCCTCGCTGACGGTGATAAACTTGTACTTCTTTGCGTATCGCTCGATGTCCTCGGCATTGACGTAGGTGTTGCCCTTCTCGTCCTTGAAGCCACCAAGTAAGCCATCCTTGATGTAATTCGAGATAGTTTGTCTTGACACGCCAAGGATTTCAGCAGCCTTGTTTCTTGTCATTCTTTTCTCCATATCATTCACTGATTAGTTTTTCTATTAATTTCACCCCACCTTTGCCGAACTTAGCCAAGACTACCTCTTTATAGCTCGTTCCGTCCGCTCGGCACTCGGCAGGATATTTACTATCGAGCCAGTCGCAGAACTTGACAACATCGAACATCAACGCTCGGCATACGATGAGCATCTTTGCATCCATATACATTTGCAGGTCTTGCCCGAAGATGTCGCTGAACCGTCTCTTTAGGGAAGGAAACTCACTTACTGTAATCATAAGGAATACCATTAATGGATTTGATGTTGTACTGATAGACAGCCTCATTGTCCTGCTTCTTCGACGGTGTTCCGTCTTTCTTTAGCTTTACTCCTTTGTAGGCGCAACAAGATGTTGTTCTCTTGTAGTCATATCCACAGCGGACGAAACATAGCTTCTCGACCCTCATTTTGCACTTGTGGTCTTCGATAATATCTCCGACCTTGACAGGGCTGTTGGTAATGGCATACGCCTTGTCAATGGCTCTCATTTTGCCCTCGTGTCGTTTCTCCTCTTCTTCGTGGAGTGCGATAAACTCTTCCTTAGTCATTGTTCACCACCTCCTTTCGTCTTGCCTCCATCTGATGGATGATGTTCTCGATGGTCTTTCCAGGGTAGTCAGTGGCTACCTCCTTCAATACCGCAATCTGTGCGGTCAGTCTCAAATTGTCTGCTGGTCTCATTTTTCTTTCTTGATTAATTGTTTGTTGTTGTGACCGACCATCTTGCAGCTAACCTCGGCAAGCATTCCTGCAACGAGGTTTATGTTTGATGGTACGGTCATATCCAGTCTTTTTCCGTTCTGTGAGCAACCTATCGTGATGCCCACACCTTGCTCGGCTCGTATCTTGATGTTGGTAATCATAGCTTTCCCCATTTATACCCAAGCTGTGCGGCTATATACATAAAGTCATACAGCTTTGTTGCGCTTGGGTGGATGCCACTTTCCACGAACCCATTCTTTACGGTGAAATATCGCTTGGTCTTATAGAGGGTATCCTCCAGCCAATATGTTCCGTCTTCCATATCTTTCAATTTTAGTTTCTCATTATGTGACACTTTACAACCTTGTTTTCCGCATAAGGTTGCGACTCGTTGAATCTCTTGATGAACTCACGTTCCATTACTTCGGGGAACATTGCCTTCTTTGGTCTTGGCATCGAGAGGGTGGCTTGTATTCTGTACCCCCCCCTCAAGTGTCAGCAAACATCTTCTTGTGATAATCTCTTGTCCGAACATTTTCTCAACCTCCTATTTTTTAGTTTAACTTATAGTGAACAACTTTTCTGTTGCCTTCTTAGTAATGGTCTGGTGCATAGAGTTTGTAATCTCCTTTTCCCAAACACATCTGAACTCGGAAGGCATCTGATACTCGCTTACGTACACCTTGTGCCCCTTGCTTGCCATTTCGATGCACCAAGCATAAAACTTGTCGTAGTCGAAATGTCGGCAGTCACCGTATTGCTTTGTGTCCTTATAGGGAATGTCGCAATACACGATGCTCTTGTCGGGTATCTCCAGCTCGTCGTAGCTGCCAGCGTGAAACTCCACCCCCCCACATAGAGGAACGTCTCGTTCGATATTCTCTATTGTGCGAGAAATATAGTCTCTTGTACGTCCGTCTTTTTCCAAGATATTGTGACCGCTATACCCACCATCGAAGAAGCGACCGTTGAATGAAGCCATAAAGCCAATCCAGCCCACATCTGCATCGGGAATGCTCGTTATCTTTCCGTGGTAGCAGTCCCTTGCCAAGTTATACAAGTCCCTGTCTATCTTGTGAGGGAACTCTGCACCCAACTGGAGCATCTTCCACATCGCAATCAGGTATTTGTTCTTGTCGTTGGCTATTCTTCTGTAGCTTGTCGGCACGTGGGTAATCACGTTGCAGCCACCGCAGAATGCATCCACGAACGTACTGTGTTCCTTGTCGAGCATAATCGGGAGTATATCACCGACTATGCGACGCTTGCTGCCCATATATTTCATTGTCTTAATAATTTAATTGTTTCAAAAACAAGCCTTCTCTATTCTCACGAACCAAGAAAGGCAAACTTAATTATATGATTACAAAACTATTTCTTTTGTAACACTGATGGTAAATATTTCTCACTATACTTCTTTCTTAAATATTCAATTACTTGGTCGTATGAGTGAATAAAACCATCGTTGATAAGCATAGCAACCTGACGTTCCATATTGAATAACTCGTATTGCTTGCTCTCTTCACCTTGTTTATTGCGCATTTCGTGTTCGTGCTGACCGAACACTACGTAATTGATAGCCTGTGCTATTTTGCACATAGCCACAGGCATAAGCTTCTTGCTTACTATCTTTTGCACTGCTGCACCAAGCTCCCTATATGCGTCCCCTGCATCGTTTCTGTACTTCAACATCTGGTCGTACACAAACTTGATAACCTGCACCTCGAAACGAGGATTGAGCCACATAGCAAACTTAACAAACAATATCGGGTGCATCCAAGTACCACCATTATTACCACGAGTTTTCAAATACGCAGAATTTTGCGTATTTAAATTTTCCTCTTCCATCAAGGCAGAAATAAATTCCTTGGTATTGTCGTTATCAAAGAATTTGGTAATCTCCTTCTTCTCTCCACTTGCATCATTCCATTGTTTGAGCAAGTTTGTAGCATTGAACATACTATCCTTCGTTCTCTGCTCGACCAAAAAGTTACCCATTGGTCTCTTCATTACTTGGTTTGTAACCATACTCTCAAAGTTAAAATTAATAATCTACATAACACCTCTATACCCATAAGAATAAATGGGATAGCCAAGCGAGCCGAACCTTAAATTATTATCAACTACAATATATACTCTATACCATAGTGGTCGTACTCGTTGTAAAGCCAGCATAAGTCTCTTGATACCCACAAGGCTTTGCTCTTTATGGTCGGCTTTCTTCCTTTCGGAATATGGGCACCCGTCGTGAGGTGACACGTTGCGGGATTTACACAACCATAATGTAACTTACCTGACTGAGCAGTTTTATATATCGGTGATAAGCCGAAGAGGACTGCACGGATTGAACCTCGATGTCTTTTGCTTGAAACTTTGAGATAGGGGTAAAAAATAACCCTATCCGCCGTTCGTGTTGCGCTCCGAACTTTGGATAGGGTATATCGTGAAGGTGAGTAAATCACCTATTGATAGTCGTATGTCCGCTGAATTAGTGCGCAACTACTAACAAGCGTTTGCAAAGATACGTAATTCCTTCTAAACCACCAAATTACGAAAATTCGATTGTTAAATTATTTAAGTAGAGATAAATAGTGATAATTGCTAAATATGATATTTAAGTAGAGATACGGGGAGTTGTAAAAATTACAAAAATGTGTAAGGTTTAATCTATCTTAACATAAAGAATTTGCCCAACACCACCAAAAAAGGCAGTATTGGGCGATATGATAGGGATAAAAGAAATATCAAAGATAAACCCTACCATCTGCAAATGATAGGGTCTGAATGCTGAACGTTTTCGTTCGGCGGTAACGCTAATTTTTCTTGGCTTTATATGAAAAAACAATTCAGTTTCCATTGAAAGCCCCACCGAAGCACTCGGCAGGGCTGTATAAGAGGTTGAGGTGCATCCGTCTTGTGAACGTTTGCGGATGCAAAGATAGGAAAAATAACTCAAACCTCCAAAAGATAGGGAAAATTTCTTCTGTATGCGGCTAAAATAGTTTCAGTGGGTAAGTTATAAGGTTCGCTCGTTTCATAGCTTAAATCGGACAAAAAACGAATCCTCGCCTACTTATCACAAGCAAGCGAGGAATATATAATAATCGAATATGAGCTTTATATCTTAGTCGTTGTTATTGATAGGCACTGCATCGCACAAGTCCACTTGCAACACTCTTACCATAAGGTCTGTGATAACCGTCTGCAAGTTATCATAGGCATCCATAAACTCGGTCTCCATCTTGTCGTTCTTCTCACGAACGCCAAGGTCGTATGCTCGGTCGTACTCCTCGTAAAACTCGTTGCTGACCTGCTGGAGCTTCACCAATGTCTTGGCGAGCTTAGGGCAAGTGACGTTCATCATTGCTCGTTCCTGCTCCTGCTTTGCTCTTATCTCTTCTTGAATCTGCTTGATATTGTTCTCATTCATAGTCTAATCTCCTATTATTTTAAGTTTAATGATGTTTGTTTATTAAGTCCTACGATGGTAAGCAACTCTGAAAACGTAGCGTCATACCAACGTATCTGCGTCTGCTGCTGATATTTCGGGTCTTGTTGGTTCTCTCCGTACTTATCAAAGGCAGGGGTGATAACGTACCACTTGTGAACCTTGCCTTGTTTGCCTGGGCGAGTGGCTTGCTTAACTACACCTTTAATATCTAACACCTTATTGAAGGCTTGTGCGGAAATGCCCACACCGAAATCTCGCAAAAGGTCTGTGGCAGCGTGAGTGACTGGATGCGCCGTGCCAGCGTTCACCGCTTGTGGTAGTGCATCGTCCAAGCCGACCATCTTACCAATCTTCTGCGCAATCCCCAACTTACTTGCATCGTTGAGGTTGAGGAACTTTGCGCTCCAGTCGGCAAAGGCTATCTTTGCGTTCACTTGCTCTTGAATGCTCGGCTGCTGCTGAACAACGTTAGCAACGTGATGGAACACTCTTCTGTAAACCTCGAACACCGGGCGAACCTTGCGAGCCACGAAATACTCCAAGCAAGCGGAAGTAAGGTAATAATCATAACCACCTCCACTAAAACGGCCATCTTCTGACCGCTTGCCATCTTTGGCAATCGGTAAAAAGTCCACATTCTCAATAAAATTAGCTCTAAGTGCTCTGACCGCTTTACCTCTTTCAGAGTAAACCAGCTGCCATACATCATCAAGGTTTACTGAAAACACCTTGTCTTGTTGGTCTAATGCCAACACACCACGGAAGTAGCGTTCAATATCAGAAGGAACACTCTCCTTAGTTAAAATCAAATTTCCGTTCATTTTCAGATATTTTTTGAACGTTAAACAAATGTCGGGTTGACACACAAAAAAAGTGTGCCGCTACCCTTTGTTCAATGCCTATCTGTGGAAGCACGGATGCACCATTACAATGCACCCAAGGGGCGACACACCCAATATCTTTGATATGGATATATCTTAATCTCCGTAAGAAAATAGCGAGCATAAAAAATGCTCTACCGTTTTGTGGCAGAGCTTCCAACCTCGCCACAGATATTTATTGAACGCTGCAAAGATACGAAATAAATTTCTATCTGCGTGGTCTAAGTAAGCATTTTAACCAAACTTTAACGTTTGGCTTATTGATTTTATCTTTTTGATACGAAAATCCCCACCTACCAACAATGATAGATGGGGAAATGTAGTTAGTCTTTCTTGTCTTTGGAGATGAAATGTTCCTTCATTTCTCTCACATCATTACACATTCTCCATAGCTTGAAGAACAAGACGATTTGGAGAACACCGATAATTAATAGTCCTATATCCATAGTCGTATGTTGTTTTGTTTGCAATTACCAATCGTCATTTGAGGAACCTGTGCCATCGTGCTTTTCAGCCATCCAAACAATGAGAGGAGTGATGTATGAATTAATCCAACTGTTGAAATTTTTCACTGCGATTTTGGAATTTACTGAACCATCCAAATTAAACATCGTTACAGTAGGCCCATATTCGGGATGCTCCTTACTCGTAAATCGTACGCCTCCAAGTTTATAGAACGAACGGACGATTTGGTCGTTCACATGAATAGATATTTTATAACGACCATCCTTGAATTGCAAAACGATGTTCATATCCACGTCAGCCATGTTGCCAATGCCTCTGCATCTGTAAGCATCGGTTGCCGCACAATGAATATTCATAACTTGCTCACCCATTACATTTATTACCTTGTCTGGATTACGATAATGCTCCACTACGTATTGATATGCTCTCTGATACAAGTCGTGTGCGGTTGCATCTTTGACCTCCAACACGATATAATCCTTTCCGTCCTTTTCAGACACAACACCTTCTGGTGAAGCCTTAAATATTTGTGCATTTGCTTGCACTGCTACTGCCAGCAATATAGCCAGCACCGATAAAATCTTCTTCATAACTTAAAAATGTATTTAATGATTAAACAAATCAATATCACAAGCAAGGAGAACAAAAAGAACTCCTTGCTTATCCCTGGGTGACCGTCGCCAATCATATCTCGATGCTCTCGATGGATGAAACATCTACCCACTTCGTGCCTGTCTCGGTTTCCAAGCGGATAACCTCGATTTTATTGGCATTATCATCGAATGAGTATTGTCTGTCTTCGTTTGAAATCTCGAAGGTGTACGATGCTCCGCTCTTGGTATTTAATACCACTGTGCCGCCTCCGTTCTCGGCTTTGATTTTGTTCAAAACCTTCTCTAATATAATACCGTTCATAATCGTAAGTTTAAAAGGTTATTACTTCTGCTTGACCTTGCTCGTTAATGGCAACCTTCTGCTTACCATCGGAACAAACACCATACACACTGCCAGTCTCATCATGCCAACCATTGTTAGCGATAATATTTGATACTTCGAGCGACCAATCTTCACGCTCATTAATGAACTCTACCAACTGATTTAATGTCTTAATTTCTGCTGCTTTCATATATGCTGACTTAACCGTGATGTCGAGGGCTGATTCTTTTACCAGACTTCTTCAATTTCAAACTCAGGCTCTACGCCGCAAACCTCTTCATCTTTGGCAACATAATAGTATGCGGTTACTATATAGCCATCCACCTCTACAGGCTCCCCTGCGTATTCATCCTTGCCTATATGCGAAGTAGGCTCGAACGCAGGATACATCATTCTCGATGTTGGCTCGGCATTAGACGATAACGCTTGGTTCACAACTTCCACTCCTAACTTAGCTACCGATTCTTCTTTATTAAATCTCATATCTACTCGCTTGACCGTGATGCGTAGGGCTGAATGATTAATACAATCGTCTTGGCAGACCGTTAAAAATAAAAGGAAGACGCTCCCATTCAACAGTAGCCCAGTCTTTGTAATCGGCAATTTCTTCTTCCGTCTTAGGGTATGCGCCTTGCCAATCTGTTAAGAAGTAGCAAGTGCCATCCTCGTATGCCACGAATGACGTTTTAACGTCACAATCGTCATCTTTTGCTTCCGCAAAAACAAGGTAAGCACCTTCTTCGCTTAATTCCTTTATTTCCGTAATATCGTAATTGACATGACACTCGGAATTGTTAAATTCCGCCTGTTCTATTACAGACTTCAAATATTCTTTTGTAAGCATATTTTTCCGCTTAACCGTGATGCGTAGGGCTGAAATTGTTATTAGTTACTATATAATTATTTAAACGCTACCAATGCGCTTATATTGTATGCAGGAATAAATAAATTAATCCTTGTTGCGACCCATCGCACAATCGAACAATGTGCCGAAGAGCCAAATTGCTATCAAGAATGCCATAACTTATGCCTCCTTCTCTTTATTGTTGTTTCTGATTTCTTTGTTCTTATCACGATACATCTTCCGTATCTCTGCATCGGTGTAGCCTTGCTCCGACAATAAGCGATAATCGGCACTATCACGACGGAAATACAACTCCTCGCCATACACCTTGCGAAGGTTGTAGTATGCGCTTCTCACTCGCTCCTTTGTCAAGACTTGACCTGTGCTGCTGAATATGCCCATCTGCTGTAGCATTATCGCTGCATCCGCAAAGTTAGGTGTAGTGAGCTTTGTAAAATTATCGGTGCATTTCTTCACTACCGACCAGATAGCCTTGTTGCAAGGTTTCTCGGCTGCCTCCTTCTTGCGCTTGCTTACACTTGCGGTAGTAGCCTCGTTCGTCTTGCATTTCTTCGGGCGACCCAACTTCTTAACCACCTTACCAGCCTTTGAAATGAACTCGCCTTGCTCCGCCAACTTCTTCTTTCTGACTTCCAAAGCTGACTGGGTGCGCTCCTGAATTAACT